AGACCGTACAAATATGTAGCTATCGACACTATATCTAAACTAGAAGAATGGTGTGAACTATATGCAAAAGCAATATATCAAAAGACGCCTATGGGTAAGAACTTTGACACTAAGAAAGAAGGACTATCTGTACTGTCATTGCCTAACGGTGCTGGTTATTTGTATTTGCGTATGGCATACAAAGAATGGATTGATAAGTTAAACAAACTAGCAGATCATATTATTCTTGTAGGTCATCTAAAAGACAAAATGCTAGAAAAGAAAGGTAAAGAAGTAGCAGTAAAAGATCTTGACCTTACAGGTAAGATCAAACAAATTACATGTGCTAATGCAGATGCTGTAGGTTATGTATTTAGAGAAGAAGATCAGACTATGATTAGTTTTAACTCTCTAGATGATGTAACTGCAGGTTCTAGATGTGCACATCTAAAAGGCGCAACCATGCCTTTAGCTTGGGATCAAATTTTTATAGACTAATTAAATCACGAAAACTATGATAGACGCGAATGAACCAACTCCTGGTGGGGTTGTAAAACAAGAGACACCAGCAAGAATAACTACTAGTATGATTATAGCTGATCTGGATAACGGTGTAGACCGTAATGGGATTAGAGATAAGTATAGTTTACAAGCATGGGAAGTAAAACAAATGTTTGAGCACCCTGCACTAAAAGGTAAGAAAGCTAAAAAGATTAGAAAACTGTCGTTTACTTTTGTAGATGATACTACATTTGCAGAAGTAGATGTAGATGATACAAATCAGACTAGTATTCCTGTACCTACAGTAGAAACTGAAGTAAACGAAGCGGCAGCTATGGACTCTATAGCTAACACTATAAATACTATAGAATCTACAGACGATAATCAATTAACACAATTTTAATAATTAAATATATATAGATATGGCAATACAAAGTAATGCAAGTACCGAAGAGGTATCAGGAGGTGGTAGAGAATTCTACTCCGGTCTAACAAATGTAAAAGTTGTTGCAGTTAACCCTACAATGGCAGAACTACATGCGCTAGATGTAAATGTAAAACAAGAACCTGCATACTCAGGTACTAGCAATGATCAAGCATGGAACAAAGTAACGTTCTGGCTTGCAAATGAAGATGGTAAATTCAAACTAGATTTGTTTCTAAAGAATAATCATAAACAATCTCAAACTGGTAAGTCTCTATGGCTAAACAATGTAGGTCAATCTACATGGTCAGCTGATGCACCAAGTTATGACTGGTGGAAGAAAGACGGTGAGAGAAAGGCTTATGACGGCGAGAGAGAACTAATTGAGTTTACAAAAGCTTGGGCAAATGTTGCTGCAGGTGCTAATGTGTACTATGATACCATGGCTGATATTGTTAACGGTAACGTTACAGAGATCAAGAACCTAGCAACGGCGCTTAAGAATAATGAGCTTAGAGTATTGATTGGTGTAAAAGATGATAAATATCAAGGTATTTACACTGGTTATTTTGGTAGAGTTAGACCACAAAGAGATGATCTATTTATGAAAGCTCTTAATGATGAGTATACTCAGTTCAAGAATCATGATTTCAATGCAGACCTTAAGTGGGGTAAGCATGTATCTACAGTTAGTCTAGTTACTCCTGACACTATTAGCGAGGAAGAAGACTGGACTACAATGCAACCAGCAGAGAGCAGTCCTTTCTAATGGCTGTTGATCGTAGAGATAGTAACGATCACCTACATACCGATGTCATACTTAGTAAAATTACTGAGTATGACATTTTTAGGTATTATTGCCCAAACTTTAAAATGCTTGGTAAGAAATTTAAGAGTGACCTCCGCAAGGATAATTCACCTACAGTTTCTATAATACCGTATAATGGTAAGTTACTATATAAGGACTTTGGTTCTCCTGATCACACATTTGATTGCTTTAATTATGTAAAGTATAAATATAATTGTGATTTTTACTCTGCGTTAAACATTATCGATTCTGATTTCAATCTTAATCTAAGTTCTAAGAAAGCTGGTATACAATTTACTATGGGTCTAATGGCTTATAGACAAAATAAAACACCAGATTACATTAAACCTGAAGTATTAATCAGGAAGCGGCGTAGGCCGTGGACTAGAGACGACGCAAACTTTTGGAAGAAATATTTTGTTAGTAAAAAAATATTAACTATGTTTGGAGTCGAACCTATAAGTCACTTCTGGGTAAATAGTAACAGATTTAGTTGTAAATCAATTACTTACGCTTTTAGATTCAAGAATCGATATAAAATTTATTCTCCTTATGAAGAACAAAATAAGTGGTTAAGCAATACAAAAAAGACAGATGTTCAAGGCTATAACCAACTCCCGTACAAAGGTGAGAGACTTATCATTACTTCATCGCTCAAAGATGTTATGTGTTTGTATGCTGCAGGTTATCATGCAATTGCACTACAGAGCGAAATGCAAATACCTTCAGCTAAATTGGTAGATGAGCTAAAAGAAAGATTTAGCCAAATAGATATTTTATACGACAATGATTTCGACAAAGTGACAAATCCTGGCCAAGCTATGGCTAAAAAGATTTGTGATTTATATGGTTTTACGAACATATGCATACCTGATTACTATCAGTCTAAAGATCCATCAGACTTAGTAAGCAAGACATGCGGGTTCAACGAACTTAAAAACATATTAAATGACACGAGATGAGATTATTGAAAAACTAAGAAAACAAAAAGGTTGGTTAAAAAAAGGAGCACAGTGGTTAGCTGATAAATGGGATGTAGACATAGCTATTATTAGAGATTGTAAAAAACTTGTAACTTCAGAAGAGTGGGTACAAGAGCGTATGAATAATGATAATGGTCATGAGCTTAGTCAAAGCCAAGCATTTTCAAAACATTTATTAGATAACGGATTAACAATGGCAGATGTAAAGTCTGTTAAATTTTGGCAAAACTTTAATGGTGAACAACGTTACAGTATAGTAACACATAACCAGTGGCATGAACAGCCCCAGGTTAAGGACGAGTTACTAGACTATATAAAAAGTAGATCTGCTAAAGTACCTAAGATTAAATATAAAAAGCCAAAAGAACCTGTGCTGTATGAAATATCATTACCAGATATACATTATGGTAAAATTACTGATGAAGGACCAGAAGCACTAGAAAAGCACTATATGAAAGCTATAGTGGATTTACATAGAAAAGCTGATGGTCTTGAGATAGATAGATTTTTATTACCTGTAGGTAATGATGGTCTAAACTCAGAAGGTATGAGTAGAGCTACAACTAAAGGTACACCTCAACAAGATAGTATGCGATGGCGTCAATCTTTTAGAGGATACTGGCACTTAGTGACAAAAGCTATAGATTATTTAGCACAGTATGCACCAGTAGATGTAGTTGTAGTACAAGGTAATCATGACTTTGAGCGCATGTTTTATGTAGGAGAAGTTTTAAATGCTTTATATCATAATAATAAAAATATTACTGTAGATAATTCGTTAGATACACGTAAATACTATGAGTATGGTATAAATATGATAATGTTTACGCATGGAGACAAGGAGAAGGCGCAAGAATTACCGCTATTAATTGCTACAGAACAACCGGAGATGTGGAGTAGATCTAAAGTTAGGGAAGTACATTGTGGACATAAGCATAAAGAAATGCTAAATGAATACATGGGAACTAAAGTTAGATTTATACCATCTATTTGTGCTAATGACAATTGGCATAAAACTCAGGGTTATGTAGGAACACTTAGATGTGGCCAAGCTTTTATATGGAATAAGAACAGAGGTCTGGAAGGGTACCTCCAAACAAATGTAATGAGCTATGGCGTGGAAGAGAAAAGCTAGAAGTAAACCAGGACGTAAGAAAGTAAAAAATGCTAAAAAAAGTACGTATGACGGTAAAACTTTTCAGTCTAATCTAGAACTTTATTGTTATAAAGAACTAAAAAAAGCTGAAGTTGACGTTCAATATGAAGAGCATACATTTACAATTTTTGAACCTTTGGTTTATCCACAAGCATGCTATGAAGGTACAGCTAAGAAATTATACAATAAGGGTAGTAAAATACGGGCTATAACTTATACCCCAGATTTTGTTGATCCTAATGGTAAGTTTATCATTGAAACAAAAGGCTATGCCAATGAGTCTTTTCCGTTGAGATGGAAACTATTTAAAAAACACTTAAAAGATAATAATCACCACTATGTTTTATTTATGCCTAGAAATAAAAAGCAAGTAGATGAAGTGGTAGAATTAATCAAACAATTATAAGGTTGGATTGTCAGGAGATGTGCATGATAACTCATGGTATGCATCTCGTAACTGGGCACTAAGGGGATAAAATATATTACGGTTGAAAAGCCTTTCCCCCCTTCCTTTTTATTAACCAATTAAACACTTAAATATGAATTATGACAACTGGAAGCTGTCTCCGCCAGACGGGGATGAGCTATTGAGCCCGTGTTGTGGCTACACTTACACAGAAAAAGACGAAAGCTATGAATGTGACTCTTGTAACGAAGAGTTTGATGAGCCTATTGTGGAGTACGAGTATAGAGCTCGTATTGCAGAAGATAGAGCAGAAGCAATGATGGAAGACAGACGTCTAGGATTATAAACCAATTAAACACAAATTTATGAGTATTAAAACTATTGATAAGCCTATGCAAGGTAGCGCCGGCATAGCAAAGAAAATTAACAAAGGCGCTGAGAAGATGGTGTTTGACATTTTGCAGTCAACACAGTATTCTATGCCAATACAGTCTACTATTAGAGAGCTTGTAACAAATGCATGTGACTCTCAGCGTGAGAAAGAGGTAGCACTGGAGATTATAACAGGTAAAAAGCAAGTACAAGACTATTACATCGAGCGTCATGGTGCGCAGTATGAAGATAGTAATTTTGATATAAGCTATTACAATGTAGCACATTTACAGCATGGTAAAAACCATGTGGATCTACTATATACAGAGAACGAAGGTGTTGGGTATTGTGATACATTTTCAGTTACAGATTATGGTGTAGGTATAGGTGGTAAAAGACTAGAAGGTATACTAGAGCTAGGTTATTCTACAAAGCGTAACACAAGCGAGAACTTCGGTGCCTTTGGCCTAGGTGCAAAAGCTGCACTATCTACAGGTGTAGATTTCTATACTATAGAGACTATATATAATGGTATGCGTTTTAAATGTAACTGTTACAACTACAAAACTGATTTTATTATACCAGCATTTAATGCAAAGACAGGTATGCAGAATAAATTCATAACTTTTAGTGATGGTACTAAAGTATACTATGAACATTCTAATGAGGTAAATCAAACTACAATATCTTTTGGTGTAAAGAAACACAACCGTAGTAAGTTTAGAGATGCGGTAGAAGAGCAGCTGTTGTATTTTGACAACGTTAATTTTACTATTAAGTATGAGGATGGTGAGTCTAGAGAGATGCATTTCAAAGCTGAGGTATTATATAATTCTGATAGTCTTATAGTTGCAGATAGTTACTATTTTAGTAAGCCACATATTGTTCTTGTAAAAGATAAGAATGCTAGTACAGGTATTAACTATGGCTATATTGACTTCAAAGAACTAGAGATGCAGCAAATGTATGGTTCTATTGCCTTCAAGTGTCCTGCTAGACAGGTGATCACTAATGAAGATGGCACAGAGACTGTATTACAAGAGGGTGTAGATGTTACTCCATCTCGTGAGAAAGTTATATGGAACGAAGCAACTAAGAATTATATCAAGGGTGTAATTCAATCAGCTGCACAAGAAGCTAGTGACATGGTTCAAGAACAGCTTAAAGAGACAGATTTTCTTAAGTGGATTGA